CTTTTATCTATGCTTTTATATATGGAGCAGGTGATACTCGTTTGGGTGAGATTGTGGGCGGAAGTATTAAAGAAGGTAAGCAACTACGTAAACAATTTTTGAATAAAAACCCTGCATTAGGCTATCTCAAAAATGATGTCGAAGCTAAAGCACAACGACAGGGTTTTCTTAATGGCATTGATAAACGCCAACTCCCTGTGCGTTCCGTTCATAGTTCTCTAAATACCTTATTACAATCGTGTGGTGCCATAATCGTTAAGAGAGCAACAATGATTTTAGATTCTCGTATTAAGTGGTTGAATCTAGATGATAAAGCAACAATGGTTGCACACGTCCATGATGAGATGCAGTTGCAAGTCATAGCTGATAAAGCTGATGACGTTGGTAAAGCTGCAGTCAAATCAATTGAAGAAGTACAACATGTCTTTCAACTTAACTGTCCGCTCACTGGGGAATACAAAGTAGGCTCCAATTGGGCAATGACGCACTAAAATACAGCCATAAATCTAATTGGGATGTTGATTTAAAACACGGTCAACATCACGAAAAAGAATTTATGAAATCCATCGGACACTCTGGAGATAAAATAGAAATTAAATCTGAGCGTAACTGGTGGGATAAGACAGGCAACATTTTAATCGAAGTAGAGCGAGATGGTAAACCTTCAGGTATTAGTGTTACCAAAGCATCTATATGGGTTCAAACTTTTACCAAAGGTAGTGTTCAATATTTTTCAATCGTTATTCCAGTTAAACGACTAAAGAAATTAGTACGCAAATATAAATCTAATTTCAAAATGGTTGGAGATGGAAGACGCACTAAAGGAATACTTATTCCTTACAAGGATATTATTTATGAAATTACCAAAACAGATTAAATTAGGACACGAAACAATTTATATAGAAGTTGTACCTACGTATCTTTCCTACGAATTATGTAAAGAAGAAGGAAGTTTTCATTCCAATATAAGAACCGTCTTTATTAGTGAAGATATGGTTAATCGAGGAGGTGCCTCATTAGTGAATGTATTAATTCACGAGTTGATGCATGTCATTTTTTGGCTCGACAATTTATCAAGAGATTCATCCGAAGAGGACATTGTTAATTCAATGTCTAATGGAATGACTGAGTTACTGCTACGAACAGAACTAATAACATTTATTAACAAGGAGTTAAATTATGGAAAGAAAAAATAGAAAACTGTTAGTTGATGGAGACATCCTAGCTTTTATCTGTTCCACAGCTTGTGAGAAACCCATTAAATGGGATGATGATTTGTGGACACTGCATGCAAGTGAAAAAGAAAGTATTACAAAGTTAGCTGATACGTTAACGTATTACATAGAAGTTTGTTTTATTGGTGATGTAGTAATTGCTTTATCAGACAAGGATAATTTTAGAAGACAAGTTAATCCTGAATATAAATCAAATAGAAAATCCAACAGAAAACCCCTGACTTATAACCCTTTAAAGCAGTGGATGATAGATAACTATGAAACAGTTATTTATAAAAATTGTGAAGCAGATGATGTCTTAGGCATACTTGCTACAACTGATGATGGATACGACAAAGTTATTTTAACAAAAGATAAAGACCTTAAAACTATTCCAAGCACTATTTATTTTATGCAAGGTGGTGGTTCTTATGAAGAAATAGATACTGATACTGCTGATTATAATTTTATGAAGCAAACTTTAGTTGGAGATAGAACTGATGGTTATTCAGGTTGTCCTTCTATTGGCGAAAAGACTGCAGAAAAACTCTTACTTCCTCTTAAAGGAGACTTAGTTGCAATGTGGGATACAGTCTGCAAACAATTCGAAAAACAAAACTTATCTGACAAGATTGCTTTAGAACAAGCAAGGCTTGCTAGAATTTTAAGAAATGGTGAATACAACACCAAAACTTTTCAACCTAAATTATGGAGTATACAATGAAAGCACACGATTATTTAAATACAGCTAGTATTTTAGTTAGTGAAGACCGCCATCACACACATGGAGATAAACTTATAAATCATTCTAATATCGCAAAACTTTGGAGTGCTTATAAAGACACAGAGTTTACTGCAAAGGATGTAGCAATGATGATGGCACTATTAAAAGTAGCTAGAACTAAACTTGGTGACCATAATGTAGATGATTATGTAGATGGAGCAGGATATTTAAGTATCGCAGGTGAGATTGCTGATGCCTAAAAAGTCTAATAAACACCACCTTAAAGATAACACTGAAGAAATATTAGAGTTACCGCATATAGATAGTGACTTAATATATGCTTTGGATCAAAGATTTCCTGAACAATGTGCTGACTTGTTATGGTCAGATAGAGATGTTTGGTACAAATCAGGTCAAAGAAGCGTTATCAAATTTTTAAAACAACAACAAAAAGAACAAGAGGAGAACATCATCTAATGTGTTTTTTCGGAGGCGGAGCCAGTAAACCTGCTGACCCACCACCACCAACTAAACCACCAGAGCCAAGAAATATGCAACCAACTCCAACTTCACCTGAATCAAATAGTTCAAGTGGACAGGGAGATGGAGCCAAAGTAGCAGCTAAAAGGAAAGGTCGTAACTTACTTCGTATTCCTTTAGTGAATAATAATTCTGGCGGCAGTGGTGTACAGATACCAGTTTAATTATGTATGACGAATACGTAGGTACTGCTCAAGGGCGGTATCAAAGTTGTTCCATAAATCGTGAAATCTTCTTAGAGCGAGCAAGAGATAGTTCAGAGCTAACCTTGCCAACTTTAATCCCGCCAAAGAGTGCAAGTAATGTCACCCGTTATCCTACTCCCTATCAAGGTATTGGCGCCAGAGGTGTTAATAACCTTGCATCCAAACTGTTGCTTGCACTTTTACCTCCTAACTCACCTTTCTTTAGAATGAAGATAGATGATTACGTTATTAAAGAATTAGAAGGAGAACAAAAACTTAAAACAGAAATAGAAAGTGGCTTATCGCAAATAGAACGAGCCATTATGACTGACATTGAATTAAATGCAGACCGAGTAGCTGTCTTTGAAGCTATCAAGCATCTAATTGTTGCAGGAAATGTTTTATTGTATGTAGGTGAAGAAGGACTCAGAGTCTTTTCTTTAGAAAGATTTGTTTGTAAACGTGACCCTATGGGTCATGTTTTAGAAATTATTACAAAAGAAAATATATCACCATCAAGTTTACCAAAAGAAATTGTAGAGGCTGTTAAAGCACGATTAGATTCAGACGAGAAAACCGTAGAGTTATACACTTATGTTTGTAAAGAGAAAACTAAATGGAGTGTGTATCAAGAGGTCAAGGGAATTGAACTACCAAAATCCCGTGGAACTTTCCCGTTGGATGCATCTCCTTATATACCTCTTCGTTGGAATAGAGTAGACGGTGAAGACTATGGTCGTGGTTTTGTTGAGGAATATTATGGAGACCTTAAATCGCTAGAAGGTCTAACAAAAGCTATCGTTGAGGGCAGTGCAGCTGCATCTAAAGTTTTATTTATGGTATCACCTAATGGTACTACAAGAGCAAGAAAGCTCGCAGAAAGCCCTAATGGAGCCATTATTGAAGGCTCCGCAAATGATGTTTCAGTTCTACAATTAAATAAGTTTGCAGACTTTAGGATTGCTTATGATGCCATGAGAGGTATTGAGCAACGCCTACAACTTGCATTTTTATTAAATGCCTCAGTGCAACGAGATGCAGAAAGAGTCACTGCAGAAGAAATAAGATATATGGCTCAAGAATTAGAAGACACACTTGGTGGTGTTTATTCTATTTTATCACAAGAGTTTCAACTTCCCTATGTAATGAGAAAGATGCGTGTTATGGAAAAAGGAAATAAACTTCCACAACTTCCAAAGAACACAGTTAGACCATCTATCATTACAGGATTAGAAGCATTAGGAAGAGGTAATGATAAGAATAAATTAATATCTTTCTTATCAACGCTATCACAAACCTTAGGTGCTGAAGTCATCCAACAGTTTGTCAATATTCCTGATGCAATTAAACGACTTGCAACCTCTGAAGGTATAGACCCTGAGGGATTAATTAAATCCCAAGAAGAAATACAACAAGAGATGCAACAACAACAATTGCTACAAGCAACACAAAATATTGACCCCAATCAAGTTCAAGATTTGGTTAGTCAAGTACAAGAACAACAAGGAGTAAATGAATAATGGTAGATACCGTAACAATTAATGATGATGGCATTTCCAAAGCGGGAACTGCATCCACTGTAGAGAGTACAACTTCTCAACCTCTAAATGAAGAGAGACCTAGTTGGCTACCTGAAAAGTTCCAGTCTGCAGAAGATTTAGCAAGAGCCTATGGCGAATTAGAAAAGAAAATGTCTACAGGCGAAAATCAAGAACAACCAACAGAGGAACTTCCAACCCAAGAAGAAATAGAAAAACAAACAGGATTAGATTTAAATCCTTATTATAATGAATTTCAAGAACAAGGAAATTTGACTGATGATAGTTATAAGAAATTAGAAGCAGCAGGTTTAAGTAAAGACCTTGTTGATAGCTATATTGCAGGTCAAGAAGCACTATCTAATGCAACAGTTCAAAGTATTTACAATGTTGCAGGTGGTGAGGAACAATACAAAGCATTAACCGATTGGGCAGGAAATAATTTAAATCAAGGTGAACAAGATAACTTTAATGAAATTATGTCTAAAGGTTCCATTGAAGCTGCTACTTTTGCAGTCAAAGGACTAAAAGCACAATACGATGCACAATTTGGGATTCAACCAAACCTCCTCAAAGGTCAAGTTGGTAATACTGAAGAAACATATAAATCCACTGCAGAAGTAATTAGAGCTATTAATGACCCTAAGTATTCATCAGATACTGCGTATAGAAAATCAGTAGAAGAGAAAATTAAACGTTCTAACGTAATGTAATGATTCAACTATTAGGTGCCGCTTCTCCTATTATAAGTGCTTTATTTAAAACAGTAGATAAAGCGATTGATAGCAAAGAAGAGCGGGAAAAAATAAAATCTAATATCCAACAACAAGTTATGGCAGGGGAGATGAAAGAACTCTCCACTGCTGCAAATATAATTTTAGCAGAAGCTAAAAGCGAAAGTTGGTTAGCTAGAAACTGGAGACCATTATTAATGTTAATTGTGGTTATGATTATAGCTAACAACTACTTACTTGTTCCTTATGCCAATGCATTTTTTGGTTGGGGAATATTATTAGAACTACCTGATGCTTTATGGACTTTACTGACTATTGGAGTCGGTGGCTACACAGTAGGACGAAGTGCAGAGAAAGTAGCAGGTAAATTAAAAAAGGAGTAGCTATGGGATACGGAACTAAAAGAAAACCAAAGCCAAAGAAATAATGTCATTAGTAGAAAATATTAATAGAAGAAAAAAATTAGGAATAAGTAGAAGTAAGAAAAATTCTACAATCTCCAAAGATTCATACAAAGCAATGCAGAATAATTGGAAAGATAAAAAGAAAAAATAATCATGTCTACCGAGAAACCTTTAAATAAAATATTATCTAATCCTAACAAAAACAAAAAATACATGGTTTATGTTAAGGATAAATCTACAAATAATATTAAGAAGGTTTCTTTCGGTGACCCCAACATGACGATTAAAAGGAACAATCCTAAAAATAGAAAATCATTCATGGCACGACATGGTGCAACACTTAAAAAAGTAGAGGGTCAAAAAAACTTATCTCCTGTTTACTGGGCATTACGCTCTTGGAAACTAGGAACTAAATTACCTTCATAACACCGTCTCTCATTAGAGAGGTGTACACCCAAAAGATTAACTTTAGCCTCCTGCGGGAGACAACTTCTGTGTGATTGAAGTAGGTGTAGTTCAACAACAACAACTAAAACATAAAGGAAAAATATTATGTCAAACGCAACAGTCAGCTTTTTAGGTAAAGCGGATAACAGTGGTGACGATAATGCTCTGTTTCTCAAAGTTTTCAGTGGTGAAGTGTTAGCTGCATTCCAAAGAAGGAACCAAATGCTTGATATGACTATGGTTAGAACAATTAGCCAAGGTAAATCAGCACAATTTCCTGCTATTGGAAAAACCACAGCCTCATATCACACTGCAGGTAATGAGATTACAGGCTCAGTCATCAAGAAAAATGAAAGAGTAATCACAATCGATGACCTCTTAATATCAGACTCATTTATCGCTCAGATAGATGAAGCTAAAAATCACTATGATGTACGAAGCATTTACTCAACAGAAATGGGTAATGCATTGGCAAGAACAGTAGACCAACACTTATTACAATTAGCAATCTTAGCAGCTCAGGCTTCTGCGACTGTTAATGGTGAGAATGGTGGTGCAGTTATTACTGATGCAGATGCAAAAACAAATGCTGCTTCTCTCATTACATCTATCTTTGATGCAGTTCAAACACTGGATGAAAAAGATGTACCAGAGGATGACAGATTTTGTATCGTACCTCCATCAACTTATTACAACATCGTAGAAAACGACAAAATCTTAAATAGAGACTTTGGCGGAACTAATGGTGTGTATGCTGATGGTAAAGTTCTTAAAGTAGCAGGTGTTAACATTGTAAAAGCAAATACAGCTGTTGATGCATTTACAGACCAGTCAGGTGCTTCATCTACTGGAGAGAACAATACATACAATGGTGACTTCTCAAATACAGCAGCAGTGGTATTCCACAAGTCTGCTATTGGTACAGTTAAGTTAATGGACTTAGCTATGGAGTCAGAGTACGACATTCGCAGACAGGGAACTTTAATGGTTGCTAAAATGGCATTAGGACACGGTATCCTAAGACCAGAAGCAGCAGTTGAAATTCAAACTGCCTAATAACTAAAAGTAGAGGGGAGTACATAAACTCCCCTTTGCTAGTAAGTTATGAAATCAATACTCATTCTAATTGGATTTATTTGTATTGCAGATGAATCTAATCAACCACAATGCTCAATCGTTCAAGAACAATTTGATTCTATAGAGCAGTGTAATTTAAAAGTTCTAGACACTGTAGATTTTTTAAAAGAACTAAATATCAAACATTATCAATTATCGTGTAAACCATGGCATTATCAGGAACAACACAGCTCGAAGCTGTAAATACTTTATTACATACTATTGGCGAAGCACCTGTAAATAGTTTAACAGGAACACTTCCCATAGATGCGACACTCGCTAATAATACAATCACTGAAATCAGTAGAGAAGTACAAGCAGCGGGTTGGCATTTTAATTCTTTTTATAAATATACACTCAGCTTAGATACGGATAGTAAGATACCTCTAGCTGATAACATCATGCGAGTGGATTTAGATGTAAGTCAATATCCTACTTCTACTTATGATGTAATAAAAAGAGGAAACTTTTTGTTTAATAAACAAGGTAATTCCTTTGTTTTTGATAAAGCTTTAGATGCTAAGGTTATTCTTTTTCTACCTTTCACGGAACTGCCAGAAAATGCTAGACGCTATATCACTATTAGAGGTGCTAGAGTTTTCCAAGATAGAACTCTAGGTGCGAATACACTTCATCGTTTTGGTCAAATAGATGAAGCCAATGCATTAGCTGTTTTAAAACAAGAAGAAACAGATACTAGCGATACAAATATTTTTAACTCTTACGATACTTTCAACATTATAAGTCGAGGAAACAAAATTAATTAATGCCATTACTAAACCATGCGATACCTAATTTAATTAATGGTGTTTCGCAACAGTCGGAAACTTTGAGATTAGGTTCTCAAGCTGAAGACCAAATTAATGGTTTTAGTTCTGTTGTTGAAGGATTAAAGAAAAGACCACCTACAGAATTTATTAAAAAAGTTTCTAATTCTGCATATTCAAATGCATTTATTCATTCTATAAATCGTGACTCTAACGAAAGATATATTCTTATTATCACACAAAATAACATTGAAGTTTATGGTATTGACGGAACAAGCTACACAGTTAATGCTCCAAGTGGCACTTCCTATTTAAATATAGCCAATCCTAAAAATAACTTTAGAGCTGTAACTATTGCAGACTACACTTTTTTAGTTAATACATCACAAACAGTTGCTATGGATAGCACTGTAACACCAGCCAGACCCTTTGAGGCAATCTATTCTGTTACTCAAGGTGTAGACCAAACAAACTATACATTAAATATTAATGGTACTGGTTATAGTTTCACATCGACTACTACTGCATCTAGTTATCAATCTACAAATATTGCAACTCAAATATTTAATCAAATAAGTGGCTTAGGTGGTTTTAGTGTTACTAATCTTGGTAGTGATTTACATATTAGTAGCTCATCTGATTTTACTATTTCAGCTACAGATGGTTATGGTAACCAAGCTAGCCAAGTTATAAAAGGTTCGACTACAAACTTTTCTGATTTACCTGCAAGAGCAGTCAATGGATATAGTGTAGAAATCGCAGGTGACCCTGCTAATGCTTTTGACAACTACTATGTAAAATACATATCTGATAGTTCAGTTGATGGTGGTGTGTACCAAGAAACTGTTATAGGTGGCACTAAAGATAGCCTTGATGTTTCTACAATGCCTCATGTTTTAATAAGACAAGCTGACGGTAGTTTTCGTTTTACGCCTTGTAATGGCTCTACTTATACCATTTCTGGCACTGATTATTATGTACCTGAATGGGGAGATAGATTAGTTGGTGATGAGTTATCAGCGCCTAATCCAACATTTGTTGATAGAACTATTTCTGATGTTTTCTTTCATAGAAATCGTTTAGGTTTTTTATCTGATGAAAGTGTCATTATGTCTAGAGCAGGTGAGTTCTTTAGTTTTTATCCTGAAACAGTTACAACGATTTTAGACTCTGACCCTATTGATGTCTCGGTATCACACACAAAAGTTTCTATTCTTAGACACGCAATTCCCTTTAACGAAGACTTATTATTATTTAGTGACCAATCACAATTTTTATTACGGGGTTCACAAATACTTACACCTAGTAATGTAGATGTAGCACCAACTACAGATTTTGAAAATTCAAATTTATGTAAGCCTGTAGCAGCAGGTAAGAATGTTTATTTTATATTTAAGAAAGGTGACTTCTCTGGTCTAAGAGAATTTTTTATTCGACCTGACTCTGACCAAAATGATGCAGAGGATATAACAGGAGCTGTTCCAAAATATATTCCTAAGAATGTTTATAAGATGGCAGTTGCTACGAATGAAAATATTCTATGTCTTTTATCAGATGAAGAGCCAAATGCTATTTATGTGTATCAATGGTACGTTGCTAATAATCAAAAATTACAATCTGCTTGGCATAAATGGACTTATGGTAATACCACAGATACAAAAATATTAAATGCAGACTTTATAGAAACAGATTTATATCTATTAGTACAAAGAACTGATGGTACGCATATACTAAAAATACAAACTGCTCCTGCAGTTATTGATACTGATGCTA